AGCATATTTTGGAGAAGGTGATGCACCGCTTGCGCTGGTCGCCAGACGTAAGAGACGACTTGGCCCTTCAGCTGCGAATTTTTGCGAACCAGCGGCACGCAGAACTTACCAGCCAGCGGAAAAAGTCGGATGGATGACCCAATACCCAACCGCCGCCTACGCATGGGCGCGCTGGCTGACGTCCTGCAAGGGATGGATAACGCGGCTTTTTATTGGCTGATGATGTATACCAGCGAGGGCGGCTATTCGTCAGTTGCAGAGTGCGTGCGGGACATAGTTGTTGACGCCTATTATCATCAGGGAGAGATGGGATGACTGACCACACGCTACCCGAGGGCCGCAAAGCCATGACCGACGCAGACATGGGCGACCTCACACGCCGCCTTGCTGACACAGCTATTGAGAATAGCGAACCATACCGAGCCGCCATTAAGCGTGCCGAGGATGCAGAGGCATTGATTGCGAGGGTTTATCCATGTCTGGCAGATATGGTCAGGCTGCAAATGACCCGCGCGTATCCTTCGGATCACCCCATTTTTCGAGAGATTATGGCGGAGGCATTTCAGTTGGTTGACGAATTGTGGAAGAGAGAAAAGCAGAAAGAAGACAGGGGTAAACAATGACCGAAGCAATCCCGCTCGACATCATCAAGGCGCTCGCTTGGATTGGGGTTAAGCCGCCGCCCGAAGGCAAGCGGCGAACATTCTGCCCGCAATGTAGCGCGAGCAGGAACAAGTCGAGCAGGCCATGCCTGAGCATCTACACACAGAAGAGGAATGCATACGTTAAGTGCCACCATTGCGGGTGGAGCAAGCCTGTCTGTTAACGAATTCAGCAATATCGGCCTCCTGCGCCTCTGCAGAAAACTCAGACGGCTTGATGCGAGTTGTCATGCGACGCCCTATTTGGTCGCGGGTCAATATTCGCATCAAGCCGATGTCCAAGGCGACCAGTGCGTATTCGTCAATATCCCGTTGCGGCGTGAAGAAACAATATGACGCATCTCGCACGGAAAGGGCCGACTTGACCTCCAGCTTTGTAAGCCTGCCGCCCACGTTGGCGATCAGGTCAAACTGGCCGTCAACTCGGTATATCTCAATTCCGCGCAGTTCAAATTGGTAGGCCACCCAATACTCGCCAGCCCGGCCGGCGCCAGTGCTACTGATCGCGGCCATGATAGTGCGCCCAAGAGCGCTCACAGTGCGCTCGACCGAACACATAAGTCCACGCCAGCCAGAATGGATGCGACTGCAAGCGCCACGCGCGGCTGCAAAGGCTTTCAGACGTATCACGAAATGATACGTCATGCATGCGTCTGCTCAGTGTCTTTAGCCATCGCATAGAGCCGCCCACGTCTCGTTGCTGATGATGATGTCGCGCAGCAATGTGTCGTCATTTTCTGACAGCCAGATCACGGTGCGCTCAGCGTCGAAGTAAATAGGCGCGGCGATGTCACAGTATGACCCGCCGCTACTTGCGGCGCACCCACTTAGCAGAGCGCCCACGCAGAGCGTCATCGTCCAGCGCATTGACTTCATCCTCCGTCTTCTTGGCTTTTGCCAAGTCATCCCACTTAGCCTCGTTGGCTGCGGCTTTGGCGGCAGCGGCCCCGGCGCGTCTTGCTTGCCAAAATATGGCGAGCAGCGCCAGAAAGCCGGACGCCACGCCAATAAAAAATAGCCGTATTCGGCCAAACATAAACATCACGCATCTGCTCCCCATTGCAGGCATACAGCATCCACGATCTTCACGTCCGGGCCGTAGGTGCCAAAGACGGTATTGATGCCGCTGTCCACCGTGGCCCAGCAGTCGGCCTCTGAGGGGACCGCAGGACCGCCTACCGCGATGCAGGCATACTGCGAGCAGACGAGTAGTATGGCGGTCCACATGGTCATCTTACACCCTGCCCCCAGTGCTTGATCCGCTCGCGCATGATCCAGAGAGCCGACACGATGATGACGCCCGCAACAATCATTGCCACAATTTGCGCGATCCCGTCGAGCATACCGACAGCCGAGATCCCCGCGCCAGCACCTGACGCGATCTGCACGGCTGACGCCTGCACGGTGGTGGACTGCGCCACGCTCTTACGATCTGGCTTCATGTCTGCGGCTGGTGCGTCAACGGAGACTGGCGTCAGGAACAACTTACGCTCTGCCTCCCGGCGGCGGACAAGCCCAGCAAGCACCTTGCCACCCGCCTTATTCCAGAGCAGCATGGCGTTGGCGGCTTTCACCTTGTCGCCAGCGTTGAAGTGGCGGAGTGCAGACGATCTCTTAAATGCGTTGCCGACGTTGTATGCGAGCGAGACGAAGGCCCCGAACTCGTTCTCATTGATTGGCTTGGTGATAGCACCCGCAATCTCAGTCGAGAATTTCTCCAGAGACTTTTGCAGGTAGTATTCTGCTTCTGCTTCGGTGATCTCCATGCCAGCAGCAGGCTCGATGCCAACGCCAGCGCGAGCCGTCGTCCCGTAGCCAATGGTCCACACACCAGCGGGACACTTGTAGGCTTTCAGCTTGCAGCCCTCAAACTCTTTGACCAGATCGACGGTGGCTTGGTTAATCATTTTCTCAGCGCCTCTTCGATCCCATCCAGTTTTTCGAACACACGCTTAAAATTGTCGCGGACCTCCTTAAACTCACGATTGTGGGCCTCTTTCGTGGCTTCAACCTGCGCCTTCAAGACCTCAATCTCTGTATAGTGATTGTTGGTCTTTGTATGGATCATCCAAACAAAAGCGCCGACAGGGACGACGATGTATTTGAGAAAGAGATCAAGAGTTTCCATCGACGGTCTCACTTTGTTAGGGCGTCTTGCTGCATGATAATCTCAAGTCGCTGAACAGACAATTTTAATTCCAAGGTCGTGCTTGCCATCCAAGAAAGAATAGCCATCACGGCAGCGGCGAACATGCCAACGATGACTTTCTGATCCATGTCTACGCATCCTTGATTTTGAACGCCGCGAAGTCGCCGCTCATCAATTTCTTTTTAGCATATTCGGCGAACTCTTTCGAGCCTATAGCCGCGCCGCACTCGCGCGACCAAGTCTCGGCCACTACCAGCGGGATCGAGCCGATCTTGCGGACGCGCGCAGCACCAAACATGCTCGGGCTGACCTCGGCCTCGTGCTTGTTGAGGTCGATCAGGCTCTGCACGTCCTGCTGTCGGTTGATGTGGATCTTGCCGTCAACGAGGTCAAAATTTTCCTTGATCGTCCAGTCAGTCTTTAGCATCGAACACCTTCTTGGTTGCCTTTGCGAGCTTTACCTCTTCGGCAAAGCCATTGGCAATCATGGCCTCGGCAATTGCCTCATCCAGATTGGCTTCGTAGCCCATGCCGCGCGAGTGTCCGTCGATCCAGACGCCCCGGTCGGTGGTAAGTTTGATCTTCATTTCTTGCCCTCTCAGTAAGGTGACGGGGGCCACCGAAGCAGCCCCCGCTTGGTCATCTTAGAGCGCCGGGTTGATGTCGCCGATAACACCGTGGCCAGCCTCGGTATCGACCTGGAGGCCAAATTCTACCGAAATCAGGGTGCGGTCGGAGTGACCAGTGCGCGCGAGCGGCTTCTGCTTTGTGGTTTGCAGGTAAGCAACGCGAGCGTAGTTGGGGTCCAGAACGAACACATCACGCGAGCGGATGAAACGCGAGGGGATGATCTGTAACTCCCCGAAATCACTGACAAAAAGGTCAACGGAGGCTACAATTTTCTTATCGCTGATGTCGCGGTAGCGAGTAGCCGAACCAGTGAAGGTCGAGCTGATCTTCTGCTTCACGCCCGAGCCACAGAGGACCATCGTTGGCTCTGCGCCTGCATTCCAGCACGAAGCAATCACGTCCTTCAGCATTGTCTCACTTAGCGCCCGCAGACTTCCGTCAGTTGCCGCTGCGTTAGGGAAGCCAGAGGTGGTGCCTGACAGGGTGCCGGATGCGCCACCAGTGCCGCGCGACACGTTGGATGTGAGGAATGCCGACAGCGATGCAGTCTCGCGCGCGGTGCCGGAAGACCCTGCGACGGCTGCGTTGTTGTCGCCAACCAACATCTGCTCCATGTCACGCTTAAGCTCACGGAGCTTGTAGGCGATCTGCTTGGCTTTGCGCTGTGCATCGCCTGCGCCGTTCACGCTTTCAGCGGTGTCAGAAACGTCAACCACCTTGTCCGAAATCTGGCAGAAGTTGCCCAATCTGACAGCGTTGGTCGGTGCGTCGTTGCCGGGGGCTGCTTCACCCTCGACCACACGGTTCGAGGTAGAGGCCGCTGCGAGCGAGACGACTGGCCACTCGAAGTAGGTGTTCGTGACCGACTTGCGGCCCACGGACGACATGAAGGGGGTTTCAGTCGGCGAGATCGAGATCAATGCTGGCTGAAGGTCTTCGCGGATCGAACTGACTAAGTAAGTTTCGTTGGTATTTGCAGTAACGCCCATTGGTATATCTCCTTTATGGGGTTCAACTCAGAAGGAATTTGGCGACGTCATCGACGCTGCCAGTGGCTTTCATCCGAGACACAACCTGCTTCGCCTGCTTCACCTTACCGCTCTTGGCCGACTGCTTCGCACCGGGCTTGACGACCGGACGGGCTGCTTCGACCTTCCTCTGCGCTTCGCCGCGAGCCGCCACCATCTGGCGATACTTCATGGCGTCGTGCAAGACGCGGACTGCTCTGCTGTCCACCAGCGAGGCAAGTTCATCCGGCTCGAAGCCGTATTCCTGCCCAGTGGCGATGACTGCGTCGCGGATCTTCGGAGCAATCTCCTTGTCCGCAAACTCTGGGATAGCCTGCTGCAGCTTCTGCATCTCCTGAGCCAGTTGATACTGCAACGCCTGTTGCTGCATCTGGTGCTGGCGCTGAGAGAGCGCTTGCCACTGCTGCACGTCCTCCTGCCACTTAACCACTTCCTCGTCGTGCTGCATCTTGGCTTCCATGTAGCCAATCGGATCAGAATTGAAGAGTTCACGGCTCGGCGGCGTTGGCTGACGCGGGATACCCCCAGCCTCTAGCTGTTGGCGAAGTGCGGAAACCTGTTGCACCTCTTGTTGCAGCGCCCCGTAAATTGCCTCGACCTCCTTGCGGCCTTCGGCGACTTGGCGCATCTGCGATTGGACATACTCCTGACCCGAATAGCCCCGTTTGAGTTCCTCAAGCGTGACCTGCTTAGATTGTCCGTCCACCTTTACGGTGTGGAGCTGAGTAGCTGGTTCTTGATCGACTTCGGTCTCTTCGTCGTCTTCGTCATCCTCGGCGTCTTCGGCGTCGTCCTCGTCGGCTTCCGCGTCTTCCGCCTCCGCTTCGTCTGCAGCATCTTCCTCGGTCGCCTGCTCTTCAGCGTCGGCTTGCAAGGTTTCCTCTTCAGGGTCCACGGGTTGCTGATCCAAGATCAGCGAAGTTGCGGCTTCAAAGTCATCCACCGCCTGAGTTGCAGTCGTGTTAGCCACGGTGCTGCTCCTATCGTTTGCGACGTTCCGCCATTTTGCCGTCAGCCACGAAGGCTTCGAGCTTTGAGCGGAGTGCGTCCAGCGACCGGACCATCCGGTGCGCTTCCATGATGTCCTCTTGCGAGGAATTGGGGTAAGTGAATACCCCAACTGCGTCATGTTGTATCATGTCGAGGGCCAAACGCAAAGTCTCGTCGTTGAGAAGGCGCTCGGCGTTCATTTTGCGCTGCTCTGGCGTCAACGGATCACCCCATTCTGGTCACGAACTGCACTCTGCTCGGCCTTGATCATCATCTCGTTGGCCTTGATGCCATATTTTGCCAGAAGCTCGGCGTTCGAGAGCGCCAAGTCCTGAGCCATTTTATCCCGCTGCAAGTCCTGATCGACGCGCATCTGCTCCAGCTTGCGGCCATGGTCAGCCTGAGCCTTCTGCATGTCGAGCTGGGCGCGCTGGGCGTCCGACTGCATCTTCACCTGAGCCTT